TCCAGCGACACAGCCAGCACGCCTTGCTCGCGCCAGCCCTCCCGCTTCACGTCTTCGGGTGCGCGGCGCTGGCCGCCATAGCCCTTGGGGTAAAGCCTCATGCCACACCTCCTTGGGTTTCCGTGGCCCAGAGCAGAATGGCGATGGCGTCCGCTTCATTGTCGTCGCTGGGAGCAAACCCACGATCCGTCACAGCGGCGATGACCGCGTCCTTGTTGGCGTTCCCCTTGCCGGTGACATGACGTTTGATCGCCCCCACCGGGACACCCTGGTAGGGCAATCCCTTCTGCTCGCACCAGGAGGTGAGATGCGCCAGAAAGCCGCCGTAGATGTGTGCTGCGTCCGTACCGGCATGTCGGCGAACCTCCTCGAAGTAAACCGCCGACAATCCGACCGAGGAACGGGCCAGTTCATCCAGCCAACTGCGAAAGCGCAGGTAGCGCATTCCGCCACCCTCGTAGCGGCCAGGCCGGAACGACATGGTGCCGCTGACGACGGAGCCATCAGGCAGCTTCATAGCCCAGCCGGTGGTGGTGCCGAGATCGAGGGCGAGCAGGCCCTGTTGAGCGTATGGTGATTGGACAGGCGCAGAGGCCCACCCCATGGTCTGGGGTTCGGTCATGGTCGATGGTGTCCTTTCGGGTCCAGGATGGTGATGAGGGTGGCGGACAAACGCGAGGCAGCCCGGAACCCCCTGGGGGTGGAAGTCGGAGAACCCGCCTGCGGCGTTCTCCACCACCCCCGAAGGGGGTGGGTTTCACCCCCACAACTTCGGAAGGCGGATAATCCATTGTTGATGATGAAGAAATTCAAGTTGTGGAGGTCTGCGAGGGCAGGTTTGTTCCCAACTTGAATCTGCGCAAACAATCGAGAAACAGCGCGCCAGATCAAAGGTAGTTGGGAAAACCCTTCCCAACTTGCTGGAGCGCAGCCGAGCGAAACGGTTCCAGCGGAAGCGAATGTAGTTGTGGCCACATTTCCCAACTTCCCCAACTTGAAGCTGCGCATTCCTGCGAAATAACTGGATTGGTGCAGAGCGATCATTCGTCGCCCTCCGGATAGACCCAGACCGTAGGGTTCTCGACTGGCAGGGCAGCGCCACTTTGCGGACATTTGTAGGTACTGGGCAGAACAGCGATCCGCTCCGGAATGATCTCCCCGGTTTCGGGATCGGCCTCCTCGTTACCGGTGGGAAAAGTCATGTCCTCGACGCAGAGATAGCCGAACTTCGATTTCGATGTCGGCAAACCGAAAGGCGAACCATCACGAACGAATTTGATGAACCCCTTCGTGGCCAGAACACTGATCCGCTCGCGGATCGTATCCTTGCCCCCAAGCCCGGCTTCATTCTCAAAGCTCTCCGCAAACTGCAGCGCTGTGTAGAGACGTCCCGCCTCAGCTTCGTCGACAAGAAGCTGAAGGATGACATCGTGCTTTCGCGTCCGCTCGGCATCGAGTTTCTCGCCAAACTCTCGGCGCACGATCCGCTCGCCAGACCGGTCGATTTCGACCCAATGTCCACTCTGCTTGTCGATTACCTTGAGCTCGATGGCAGGGCCGTTACGCAGCTCAAAATGCAGCATGCGCTCGGGCCGCTCCTCGTCGGGGCGATGCAGGATCAGGCCGGAGGTATAGAAGCTGCGAAGAGCCCCAGCACCTGAGAGCGCCATGAACGGATCTTCGACCAATTGCTTCTTGGTGATCTTGCGGGTGTGATGGCAGAGGATCAGCCCGGCATCGGGGGCGACCGCATCGCGCAGTGCCTCGATACGCTCTTGCAGGAAGAAGAGCATGGCGGTGTTGTCATTCTCGCCCTTGCCGTCTGGACCGCCGTCAAACAGGTTGCGGATGGGATCGACGCAGATGATGTCGGGCTGGGCGTGGCCGTAATGGGCATGTACGGCGGCGATGGTCAGCGCCAGACCGTTGCCATCCAGCAGCATGCGCACCTTGGGCGTGGCGACCAGGTTGTCCCGGGCGATCGCGAGGATCGCCGGATCGATGCGGATCTGCTGCAGTCGTTCGCGCAGATAGTGGTACTGGATCTCGGCCTGAAGATAGAACACCCGCAGTGGCCTGCAGGGCGCAAAGCCTAAGAAGGGAACGCCCGCCGCCATATGGACCAGCAGATTGATCAGAAAGTCGCTTTTGCCCACCTTGGGCGCGCCGCCGAGAACCAGCAGTCCACCGGGGGTCAGCAGACGCGGAGCGACGATGTCGTCCGGCATCGGGCTGGTATCATCGAGCAGCGCCCCCAGCGTGAAGGTCGGCAGCGCCGACATGGGCGGATGTGCCAGCCGCTCCAGGGCAGGACCGTGCTTTTCCTCGTGCAGCCGCCACAGGCGCTGCGCTTCCGCTGCCAGGCGTTCAAGGGGCCAACTTGGACGCAGCATGGCGGCGTTGTACTGACAGATCGCCTCCCAGGCCTCGTCTCGGCTGATCCGGCCTTCATGGGCTTGGCGGATGTAATGCCCCATGGCCGCGCTCGCACCCTGGAAGCGGGTCCAAGCGTCTTCGCCCCCCTCGCGAGCCGGGGTAATCAAGACATCGCCGATGGACGGCTTGGCGGAACTGGGACCGGGCTCAGAACCGACGCCGTCCAGCGGCGGCATGGCGCCCACAACCTCGGCAAAATCGCTGAGATGAACCTCAATACGGGGTTCATGACGTCGGATGCTGACCAGGCGTTTGAAGCCGCCCTTGTGGTAGACCGAACCTGCCATACGGATCGGCTGGTGGGCTGAGCGGAAATGGGTGTCGCCGCCTACCTTGACGGCAATGTCGCCGCGCAGACGACACAGGAGCGCGATGTCTTCGCCTTCCGCTGGTTCGCTCAAACGCCACCAGACGTGCAGCTTGTCGATGCCTTCCGGGGTGCGGCCACCGCTTTCGACGATCAACGTCGGATCGCCAAGATGGCGGATCAGGTGTTCCAATTTGGCCGTGATGTCCCCGGCATCGAGATCGACCAAAATGGTCTGCATCTGGACGACATCGGCGGATTTGGCCTGCCCGGTGGCGGCGACCGTACCCGGCACCACATAGAACGCCGCCCCTTCCCGCGCCGCCCAGGCGGCGAAGTTCATGGCCTTGTCGATGAGAGCCCCGTCGGCTTCGATCCAGGCGTTGTGGGGACGGCCATCGATACCTTGGCCCTTGTCGATGAAGCCTCGGAGCGGGATCCACCCCTCGCAATAGCCGAACACCACATTGAGGAAGGTCTCGATCTGAGCGCGGTCCGGTTCCAGATCGAAGGGGTCAGCCTGGGGGGCCGCGCCGTTGAAATCGTTCCAGAGGGGAATGACGTTGTCGCTCATGCCGGCAAACTCCAGCAGCGCTCGGCCCACGGGCACATGCGACATTCAAAGAAATCCCGCTCCCGGGCGATGCGAGGCAGCAACTCGCCAGCATCGGTGGCCTGGAGGATCCGCACGGCCCGATCGCTCATTCGCTGGGCCAGGGCGGCATCGAACGGCACCAACTCGTGATGCAGTTCGGCGGTGTCCTTGTTGATGGCGGTGAAGAGCGCTGGATTGTCGGAGATGCCGGGGACCTGCGCCTCCATGTAGGCCTGATAAAGCGCGATCTGGGCCGCATAGACCGGCTTGGTGACCACCACGCCCTTGGCAGCAGTCTCGCGCCAGTTCTTGGCGTTCATGGTCTTGCATTCCCAGAGCGCCGGAAAACCGATACCGGGAATGGCCGGGCCACCCGCGACGATGCCATCGACATGGCCGCGCACCCGCCCACCAGCGACGGCGAACCCGAATTGCTCACCATCGGGGCGGTTGCCCTTGCGGGTATAGAGATCGAAGCCGGCTTGGCCCAGCCATCGAACGGCCAGATCTTCAAGCGCATGACCGATGGCGAAGATCCGCAGCGTCTGGCCGCCAAAATCCGCGCCGTCATCCTTTGGCGCACCGACAAACGCGAACTGCAGCGCGCATTCGCAGGCGTGGCCGAGGCGGGATGCCCCGAGATAGGTCCGGGGCGGCGTGGCATCCCGCTCAGCGATGAGGGCAGCGTCGACCAGCGCGTTGATCCGCTCGGCCATGGAGGGGCGGTGATTGAAATCCAGCATCAAAACGGGATCTCCGGAGCGTTTGCTTTGGCAATGTCGGCCATAGCCTCGCTGAACCCCTCGACGGCCTCCTCGATCAGGGCTCGAACTTGTGCTTCGGTCAGATCGGCAAAGGCGGTCTGCCAGCCTATCTCGTCCATCAACAGGGCGACGCGTTTCATGGTGGCGGTGACGGCGGCGCGTTCCTCTTCGGTCAGATCAACCATGGCAAAACGCTCCCGCGCCAAGCGCGACCAGAAGCCTTGGCAGCTCATGGAGCAGAACCAGACCGAGGGCCGGGGCCGTTTCGACTGCACCGGATCGAACCAGCCAAAACCACGGGCCGGACGCCGACAGACGGCACAGAGCACACCACGCGGGTGCCAGAGACGCCGCCGCTCCTCGGCCGTGACGTGGGGTGAAGATGTCATGGGTCATGCCGCCCTCCGTTCAGATCCGGCCACCGCGTGCACGGCGGCCTGGATGGCGCGTTTGTTGAAGCCGAAAGTCATCAGCGCCGAGGCGCGGTAGCGCGTGAGACCGAAGTCGTGCCGGCACTCGGGCGGCAGGTATTTCAGCTGTTTGTCGGTCGGTGGCTGGCGCAGCCATGCCTTGGTCTTGAAGGCGCTTTCATCGCTCTCATGGGTGTTCAGCCAGTCGTCGGCCTGCGCGAGGCAGACGGTGCGCTCGCCGACGCCCAGCAAGCGTGGCCGCGCGCCCTTGGCCCCGCCGATGGCGTACCATATGCCGTCCATCCAGAAGATGCCGCCCCAGGCTGTGAAGCCGGTGGCCATCAGCGCATCATCCGCGCCGAAGAGATCGACCCATGCGAAGCTGGAGCACTTCAGCAAGTCGATCTCGGTCATGACAAAGCCCGAGAGCGAGGCCACGCCGGCGCTGGTCTCGCCTTCGTCCTGCAGCAAGACCTCCCCGCAGAGCGGGCATTCGGTGGCGGCGAGCGGGATCTCCGCCGCGCAGGCCGGGCAGGATTTGGTCGGGGCTTCACCGGTGCCGATCTTGCCGTCGAGATCGGCATCCTGTTCCAGCGTGCCGTGGATCAGGCTCGACGTCCCGAAATCCAGCACCACGCAGTCGGTCTTGACCACGCCGGGGTGTTCTTCCGAGTCGACGGTGCGCAAACCGCACCCGACCATCTGGATCATGGTGGATTTGTAGGAACTGGGGCGCAGCAGCACAACGCAGGACGTCGGCGGGTGATCCCAGCCTTCCGTAAGAACGGCGACATTGACGATCACGCGGATGTCGCCTGCCGCGTAGTTGGCGAGGATGGACTTGCGGGCCTCGGAAGCCAGATCACCGTGGATCAGCGCGGCCGTGATCCCCGCTGCGTGGAAGGCCTCGGTCACATGGTCCGCGTGGGCGACGGTGGAGCAGAACACGACGGATTGCCGATCCCCCGCCTTCTCACGCCAGTGGCGGATTACTTCGTCGGTGACCGGCGCGCGGTCCATGATGTCCGCCACCTCGGTCATGTCGAAATCCGCGCTGGTCTTGCGGACGGACTTCAATTCCTCCTGCACCCCCACATCGATGACGAAGGTGCGCGGTGGCACGAGGTGGCCCGAGGCGATCAATTCACCCAGACGCACCTGGTCGGCAACATTGTCGAAGACCTCGCGCAACCCCTTGCGGTCGCCCCGGGTCGGGGTGGCCGTCACCCCGAACACCCGCGCGTCGGGATTGGCGCCGCGGACCCGGTCAATGATCCGGCGGTAGCTGTCGGCCACCGCGTGATGCGCCTCGTCGATCACCAGCAGATCGAGGCGTGGCATGTCGGCCAGGTTCGGCGCCCGCGCCAGTGTGGGCACCATGGCGAAGGTGACGTTGCCGCCCCAGGATTTCTCGGTGGCGTCGAACACGGATGTCGACACCTCCGGCACCACGCGCTAGAACTTGGCGCGGTTCTGCGCGGTCAATTCATCACGATGCGCCAACACGCAGGCCTTCGCGCCAGAGACTCCGATCAGCTTGCCGGCAACAGCGGACAGCATGATCGTCTTGCCTGAGTTATGCGTGAGGGTGAAATCCCCCATCAGGTAGCGATGATCGCCGTCGACGGTGAACCCGAAATACTCACCTTCGCCCGCCGGATGCACAGTAAAGCCACAACGAAGCACGTTTTTCTTCTGCTTGCGGGGTG